AATATGTTTATGGTGAAGAAGCGGAGATTTCATTAGGTGGTGGACAAAAAGAAGATACACCTATTGTTGATCCACAAGCAAATGATGAACCATCAGAAGAATTACCTTTTTAAAATAATTAGCCATGAATAAGATTGCACAAAAAATGTATGAAGCTCTGACCTTGAAATATAGGTCAGAAATGGCTGAGGCCGAAGCAACACTTTTGATTTATTTTAATAGTTCTGTAGGTATTGGAGAACACCCACAACATTTAGAAGAAATGGATAAATTTATAACTCAAATGACAAACGCAAAAGATAAATTAGAAATGTTAGAGACAGTTTACAAATATAATGTTAAAAAAGATGACAAATTTGAAATCACTGATGACATGTTAAAAATTTTAAACGAACAAAAAGGAGAAGAAGATGGCAATTAAAAAGAATGATTTTACTTCATTAAAGAAAAAGTTTTCTACATCTGCAAAATATAAACCACAAAGGTTTTTTGATTTGGGTGAACCGTTCTTAGATGCCGTTGGTCTACCTGGACCTGCGATGGGTCACATAAATATGTTCTTAGGTCATAGTGATACAGGTAAAACAACTGCCTTAGTCAAAACAGCTGTTGATGCCCAAAAGAAAGGTATTCTTCCTGTGTTCATCATTACTGAACAAAAATGGTCTTTTGAACATGCTAAATTAATGGGTTTTGAATGTGAAGAAGTTGTTGATACAGAAACAGGTGAGTTAGAGTGGGATGGTTTCTACATCTTCAATAACAATTTTGATTACATTGAACAAATTACTGATTACATTAATGATTTGTTAGATGCGCAAGAAAAAGGAGATTTGGACTATTCATTATGTATCATGTGGGATTCTGTTGGTTCGGTTCCTTGTAAGATGACATATGAAGGTAAAGGAGGTAAACAACAAAATGCAAGTGTTTTGGCCGACAAAATTGGAATGGGGATAAACCAAAGAATATCAGGATCGAGAAAGGCCGACACTAAATATGAAAACACTTTAATTATTGTAAATCAACCTTGGGTAGAATTACCTGACAATCCTTTCGGACAACCTAAAATTAAGGCTAAAGGTGGAGAAGCAATTTGGTTAAATTCATCATTGGTATTTTTATTTGGAAATCAAAAAGGTGCGGGAACAACAAAGATTACCGCAACAAAAGACAAAAGAACAGTTAAGTTTGCATCAAGAACAAAGGTGTCTGTTATGAAAAATCACATTAATGGGCTTGTGTTTGAAGATGGAAAAATTATTGTGACACCACATGGATTTTTACCAGGTAAAGAGGCGTCAGAAGAAAAGGCATCGATTGAACAATACAAAAAAGATTATGCCGAGTATTGGAAAGAAATCATCGGAGTTGATGGTGATTTTGATTTGAAAGCAGAAAAAGAAGAAGTAGAATAGTAAGAACCCTGTAAGTTTACAGAAATGACAAAAACCCTATTAGTTGACGGGAATAATTTATTAAAAATTGGTTTTCACGGAGTTAAAGATTATTTTAACGGAACTGAACACGTAGGAGGTATTTGGCATTTCCTTAACACATTACGAAGGTTCATAGACGAAGAAAACTTCAACAAGGTAGTTGTATTTTGGGACGGAGAACTGTCAACATCCCAACGAAGGTTAATCTACCCAAAATACAAACTTAACCGAAAAGGAACAGTCGAGGACTTTAAAGAAGAATCATTTGGCAAACAAAAACAAAGAGTAAAACAATACTTGGAAGAAATGTTTGTCAGACAAGTTGAATTTGAAAACTCTGAAGCCGACGACCTCATCGCCTATTATTGTAAAATATCTAAAGACGAATCTAAAACCATATTTAGTGGTGATAGAGACCTTACACAACTTATCTCGGAAGATGTTACTCTGTATTCTCCTAATACAAAAAAGTATTATAAAAATGGAGATAAAATCAAACTACACGAAATAGAGATCCCCCATTACAATGTTAAAACATTTAAGATAATATCTGGTGACAAATCAGATAATATAGATGGTATCTATTATCTAGGTGAAAAAACATTAATCAAACTATTTCCTGAGATACTTGATAAAGAGGTTAGTTTTTCGGATATTTTACAAAAAGGTGAAAAACTACTTAAAGAACAAAAAGATAATACCGCTTTAAAAAATTTACTGACGGGTAAAACAAAAGAAGGTATATTTGGTGACGAGTTTTTTGAAATCAATAAAAAGATTGTAGATTTATCGGAACCACTAATTAGTGAAGAAGGAAAAGAATTAGTTCACTCTTATTACTCTGAGTCATTGGATCCTGACGGAAGAGGATATAAAAATCTAATTCGAATGATGATGGAGGACGGATTATTTAAATACCTACCAAAAGGGGATGAACAGTGGGTATATTTTTTAAAACCATTTTTAAAGTTAACAAGAAAAGAAAAAACAAAGTTTAAAACAAAAAAGTAAAATTATGAAAGAGCAGAATGATGTAACAAAGGTTGAGTTTCTAATTACACTTAACAACAATTTTGTGGTACAAAGATTCTTTAATGTAAAAGGTTATCATGAAAAAGCTGAAAATTCAGTTGAATTATATGAGTACATTAAATATCTATCTGAAACACTACAAACAAAATTGAGAAACAAGTGTATGGTATATATGTTAGACAACAGATACCAAATTGAAGAAGACCCAAGCGTTTTAGAAACATCAAACACAGATGGACCTGAAGTATTTAACATAATCTTAAAGGTCGGAAATAAGACAATTTGTCATAGAGTGATTGACGCAAAATTATACCCACCAAAGGTCAGATATACGCTGGATATACGACCAGACATAAAAAACATTTTAAGAGAATTAACTGACATTTTATCAGATAAAAATTTATCTTATCAGTACCTTAATTATTCGTTCGCTTAACTATATTTATTAAAACAAGGAACAAAAATCTATATAATATGTCAGACAAAAAAAACTTCGGATACTTAGGAAATACTTTTCAAATTCAGTTATTAAATAACATTATCACTTACAAAGATTTCTCTAATTCCATAATAGAAGTTATTGATCCTCATTATTTTGATAACCAATATTTCAAGATTATTTGTCAAATGATTAAGGAATATTATTCAAATTATGAGCATACACCGACATTTAATACCCTTGAACAACTGACAAAGTCAGAAATTAGTTCACCGATGGCTCAAAAGAGCGTTTTAGATACGTTAGATCAGGTTAAGAACGTTTCAGATGAAGGTTCAATATATGTTCAAGAAAAGTCCCTTAAATTCTGTAAACAACAAGAGCTCCAAAAAGTAATGACCAAGGCTCAATCAATCATCGATAAAGGTGATTTCGAGAGTTATGATAAGTTAGAAGAAATGGTAAGGGGAGCACTTCAAGTTGGTGAAGTAGATAAGGGAACTACAGATGTATTTTTTAATATTGATGAGGTATTGGATGACGATTATAGACACCCAATTCCGATTGGAGTACCTGGCATAGACAACCTATTAAAAGGTGGTCTTGCTAAAGGTGAAATTGGTGTAATTTTAGCACCTACAGGTGTTGGTAAATCCACATTTACAACTAAAATTGCTAACCACGCATTTAACTTAGGGTATAACGTACTTCAAATATTTTTTGAAGACAACCCAAAAATTATCCAAAGAAAACACTTTACACTTTGGACAGGAATACACCCTGATGACCTTTCTGAAAATAGAAAAGACGTAATGGAAAGAGTAAAAGAAATTCAATCATCTAGAAAAAACAAATTGATATTGAAAAAATTACCTTCCGATACTGTTTCTATGAATCAGATTAAAAATCAAGTAAGAAAGATGATGGCTGAAGGCACAAAAGTAGATATGATTATTTTAGATTATATTGACTGTGTAGTTCCTGACAAAGTATTAGGTGACGAATGGAAGAGTGAAGGATCGGTAATGCGAGGATTTGAAGCGATGTGTCACGAGTTGGATATTGCAGGATGGACAGCAACACAAGGTAATAGAAATTCAATTTCATCAGAGGTTGTTACAACAGATCAAATGGGTGGTTCAATAAAGAAAGCACAAGTTGGTCACGTTATTATTACTGTTGCTAAATCATTACAACAAAAAGAAATGAACTTAGCAACTATAGCAATCACTAAATCAAGGATCGGTAAAGATGGGATTATATTTGAGAACTGTAAGTTTGACAATGGTATGTTAGAGATAGATACAGAACAAAGTGTAACATTCCTTGGCCACGAGGAACAAAAAGAAGAAAAGAATAGGAACAGAATTAAGGAACTGTTAGAAAGAAAAAAACAAAAAGAACAACAAGAATCTTAAAATAAATTATTAAATTTGTATAAAATGGATATTTCGCAAAAAATATTAAGTGACATTACTGTCTTTATGAAATACGCTAAGTTTCAACCTGAATTGAACAGGAGAGAGACTTGGGAAGAGTTGGTAACTCGTAACAAAGAAATGCACCAAAGAAAGTACCCCCACATCAAAGATGAAATAGAAGAGGTATATAAAATGGTGTATGACAAGAAAGTTTTACCATCTATGAGATCATTACAATTTGGTGGAAAACCAATTGAAATTTCACCAAACCGTGTATTCAACTGTGCATACGCACCGGTTGATGATTGGAGAGTGTTTTCTGAAATTATGTTCTTATTGTTAGGTGGTACAGGTGTTGGTTATTCAGTACAAAAACATCACGTAGAATTATTACCCGAAATTAGAAAACCAAATAAAGAACGTTCAAGAAGATGGTTAGTTGCTGATAGTATTGAGGGTTGGGCTGATGCTGTTAAAGTATTAGTTAAATCTTA